AGAGAAAGTCTCCAGGGTCGGACGATACGATGGCGGATGGTGATTCCATTGGTCTGTGGTGGTTCGGCTAAATTACTCAGGATCTGCGGTGATATGCTCCCACGCAGCAGGGATCGGAGTCTTCTCCGGTTCTGGGATGTGAACCTCGTTCAGCGCCCTGAAGACTTCCTGAACTGCTTGGTGCTTGAACAGTTCCCGTGCTGCCACAATGTCGTGCTGCGCTGAAGAGACTTTTGACAGTGCATCTGCACTCGTAAGGAATACGAGTTCCGATATTTTGCTGTATGCGACCGAATGCCTGATTGTGTCCCATTCGTGTCGGAGAATTGCATTCGATTTGAAGTCTTGTTTGAGTTCTGCTATTCGCTTTTTGATGTCCATTCGTTATTGCATTGTTCGTGATTTTGAGAGGAGTTCCGCTGCCGTCGTCGCGTCTTTCAAGGCCGCGTTCTGACGAGCTTCGTCCATCTTGATCTTCCGCTTGATGGCAGCATCCGCAAGCATGTTCTGGCGCTTGGCATCACTGATGGCATTCATTCCCTGAACCTTCACTTGGAACTCAATGATCTTGCGTTGCATCTCAGAGTTAATCTCCTCTGCTTTCTGGGCAGCTTCTGGATTCTGTCCTTCCTGTGGCTGAGCCTGCTGTTCCTGCGCGGCCCGTTTCTGCGCAGCTTCGATCTTCTTCGTTCCGTTCCAGATAATCTCTCCGGCTTGCTGCAATGCCTGATTATACTCCCCGACTTTCGCTTCGACGGTCGGATCGTTGGAAAGGATTGAGAGGTGCCCGATACAGTGTTCGTGAATAATGAGTAGCGGCTGGACAGCTTCCTCAAGGCTAAGCGCCCCGGTTTCCACGTCATTGAGAATCTGTGCGATGAACGGAATATGCGTGTCCAAATGGACGACGTGCATATCATTCGGCTCCACTGGAATCGGAGAGCCAGAGCGCATGACGAAGTTCTGCAACTCCGCGATCTTCTTGTCCACTGGCGGACGCTGATCTCCAGGCATCCGTTCGATGTACCTGTTCGCCACTTCGTAGGACTTCAGTGCGCCAGCGACACGGTCACGCATCCAGTTGTGCCGCCCTGCCTCATCAAAGCTGCCTGCGTATGGGGCGATCTCGTCCAGCATCCCATTCCGCTGAACCATGGAGCCAGAGCCGATTGCTCGCTCGCAGGTGACAGCATCGAAGTCGATGACCTCCAGTGCCTCGACGGGGAATCCACGGCGAACCAAACGCCTGCGGAAATCAGCAGCTTCCTTGCCTCCGGGGGATGCGTCTGAATATCCAATTCGGCAGAGACGACGGACAGCTTCCTGCATCAGCCTTGCCCATGATGGGTAAAACAGATTGAGCTGTGTTGCGCCAACGCGGGAGAGTGTTTCGAGTTCTGCTTGAACTTGGAACCGGGTCTTTTCCTGTCCGCCGCCGAAAGCGGAGCCTCCTTGGAATTGCCCTGCCCGCTGGTTCATTGTCCGCTCCATGTCCGCGAGAACTGGAGTGACGTTATTCCCTAGATTCGGGGATGCCCGTTCGACGTACTCGGCAATGTCCTTCGCTGGGAGCATCGTGTATGGCCCGAGCGTTGTATAGACGATCTTGTCGTAGGATGTCTCATTCAGTGGCTGGAGCATCACGCCGGACGACATCGCGGCGGCATCAACCAACTTGGAGCGCAGGCGATTGGAGACCTGTACCTGCGGGTAAATCTTGCGCAGGATGCCCGAGATGGAATGGTAGCTTCCATTAGTTCCGATGCCGTAGCAGAAGAACGTGAACGCATTCCGCACCGCTGGATACTCATGGCGACGAACGTACATCCATGGATCTTGCTTCCCGTCTTCTTGGAGTGGGTTGTCCGAGACGAGGTACATGGAGACAGATCCGTCGAACTCTTGCACCCAAAGGTGAATCATTTCGACTGTCTGCGTGCGACCAGCGGCAGTTGCCCCGAGATCGTTGTTCTTGAACTGCGCCTGCAACCTTTCCCATTCTGTTTCTGACCATGCGGACGTTGAGCCGGATGGATGATCCGCACGCAGCATTGCTTGCTTCACCGCTTGGACATTCCAACCCATCTTTTCGGCACTGGCTTCATCGCGGATCTTCTCGTAAAGCTCATGGAGTTCGTATCTGCGACGACACCCGGCGACAGTGATTCGTTCCTCAGAAGCAAGAGTCTGCCGTGGAATGCAGAAGTCGGACAGCCCGGTTGTCTTCCAGCGCCAGTCGATTGAGTCTTCCCAGTAGCCGATTCCGACACCAAAGCAGAGCCAGTGATGAATCAGGTTCTGGTAATTGAAGTCAAAGCCTTCCCAGCGGCGGAATGTCTTGGTGATTTCCTCAGCCAGTGTTTGCTCGTACTCGCGGCGCTGCTCCTCATCCTCGAAATACTGAGCCAGCAATGGCGTTCGGACAAGGTTCTCCACCGAGTTCACCAAGTCGATCATCCCGGACTTCGTAAACTCAACGATGTTTTCCGCATCACCCCAGTTGAGGTTTGTCATACTTCCCTGCCCTGTTGCGGTAAGGATAGCTTGATCGTGTGGCGGCTCACCGTCCAGCATCGCCTGTTGCCGGACTCGTTGCGCGGCAGATTGCCTGTCCGCTTGAAGCATCGCCCGGTAGAGTTCTCGTCCAGTCGATGCGTTTTTAATCCGCTCCTCTGGTGCCGGAGATTCGTCATCCGGGATGTTCTCTAGTAGCAAGTCGGCACGCGAAGAAGTCATTTCTGATTGTAGGCTTAATACGTATCTGAGTAAAGTCAAGCTATTGCAGCCCAGTCCCCTCCTCCATTTGACCTGCTTACCACATCCAGTCTTCGCATTACATCATAGAAGTCCTTTTTAGGCAACACTGCCAGTCCGCGTTCTTTGGAGCGCCAGTGGAATCTCTCGCGGCAAACTTCAATGCAAAGCATAAGCGAGTCCGCTTTGTCGGGTGAGCGACCGATACGCAGCTTCATCTTTGGCTTCGGCTCAACCTCCATCCGTTCACCGTCTGCGCCCTTCACCATGTTGTAGCGGCGAGCCTTCATCTCGGTGCAGAGATCAGGATCTTTGCGGAATCCGGCAAGCTGCCCACCACGGAAGTATTCAATTCCCACACCCCAGAGTTCCGAAACGCGATTCTTGTACTTTTTGTGCGACGGAGTTCTGTCGTTGGAAGATACCGGGCGATCCGTAGCCTTGCCGCCAAAGTTGATCCGCATGAGATCCCGCGACATGAACTGCGTGAGCCGATCAACCGTGCCTGCCCCGCCAGTATTATCGACAGCCACGTTTGCATACCCGACGCCTTCCTGATCCAGGATCTTCTTCACCTCAGTACAAATCTGATCCGTCCGTGGGTTGAGTTTGTCGGCAGCGTTCTCATGGATCTGGTAGAACTTCTCAAACTGGAGGCACGTTAATCCGTCCACGCTTTCCCCGAACAGACAGATACACAGACTGGTTTTGTCACCACCCGAGGAGAAGGACAAGTCCAGCCCTGCAACCTTTGTTGGCTCACCCTTCCATTTGATCTTCTCTGCCATGAAGGCGTTGAAGTCCGTGTCCGTATAAATCGTGTCCTCTGCGCCCTGAACTGGGAAGAATCCTCGATAGAAGCGGTAGAACCGGGCTGAGTTCTCCCCGTGCTGATTGCGGAACCGCTCGATCTTCTCGTAAGTCAGCATGTACTTATAAATACATTCCTGCTCCAGGTAGTTTGGAGACTGGAGAACATCGAAGCGAATGGCTTTCCCGTACTTCGTGTCCCACTCCATCATGGATTCGTCCAGCGCAGCCCATCCCTCGACAGGCTCGCACATCAAGCCGAATGAATCCTCACGGTCCTTTGGATTGCTCATCGCAATCATTTGGAACCACGGGTTTGAGATCAAGTTGTCGGATGCCTGGAGGACGGCAGGGGAGAGTTCGCAGAGTTCGTCCGCAATCAGGATCACCCGTTCGTTCTTCAACCCGACGAGCTTCTGGACGGCAGATGCTTCCTGCTTCTGCTCAGCGGCAACCAGCGTGATTGAGGCGGCGTCGTGTGCCGTTGATCCATCCTGCGGCTGGTAGTGGATCATATTCAAGCTGGGCTTGATCTTCCCGAGC